ACAAGAGCCAGAAGAACCAGATATTCCACAACCTATTATTGAACCGATTCAAAAACCAGAAATTTCAAGTAAGGAATTTGCACGTAAAATTTATGCTGATTTAAAATCAAAATCAAGAAATATTAATGGACAAAACTATATTTCGTTCAATGATTATCAAAATGCTTTAAACCAGTTATATCACGCAAAAGAAGATGAATTTAAAATATATCAACGAGCTATTGGTGGTAATGAAAGACCTGGAGAAGGAACAAGAAAAAGATTTACTGATACATCAAAAAAAGAAATTGATACTTTCTTACATAGAGATAATATAGAAATAACAGATAATATAAATCAATTAGCGGAAGCTTATCGAATGATTACTAGGTTTGAAAGATTGATTAATTGGTAACTTAATATTATATTTATAAAAAAAAACAAAATGGCACTTGTACAGAGAAGAATAACACCCGATGAATTGGCCGAGAGATTAGCCAAATCAAAAAAAGTTTATGAGAAAGTTTCTAGTGGTGATTATGAGCGTGGTAATATTGTTGCATCAGATATTGTAAGTGACGTTAATATTCCGACAATGAATGAACAAGTCATTCAAACAGAGCCAATACCACAACATATAAAAGAACAGCCTCAACCAATCACAGTTGAAAAAATTCAACAATCAAAATTACCCGATGCTATCAAAAAGGCCATGATAGAACATCCGATTCCACAAATATCTATAAATGATGGGTTAGATATTAATCTTATGGCTAAGGCAAAGAAATTAATGGAACAAGACGAAACATTATTAACCAAAACAAGAAATAAGTCATCAACAACAGTTCAGAGACAAATAAAAGACGTAGAATTATCACAAATTAATGAAGATAAACTGGAAAAAATAATTGAAAATGTAGTTCGTAAAGTTCTTGATGAAAAATTAACACAAATTTTATCTGCGAATCAATTACAAACAATTAATGAAAATTTAGTTTTAAAAGTGGGCGATTCTATTTTTAGTGGAAAAATTACCAAAGTAAAAACTTCAAAATAATTTTGTTTTTTAAAAAATTTTTTGTATTATTTGATATAATTAAGCCAAATTATGTCAAAAATAAGAATTTTAGCAATACCACCCGATTCACATGGTGTGGGAAAATTTAGAATTATAAATCCTTACATTTATATTCAAGAAAATTATCCAGATGATTTCCATATTGATATTAAATCAGATGTGGAAAATAAGAATGAAGTTTTTGATGACTATGATATTATTGTCATGCATTCATTTGTTCATGGTAAGTTATCACCTAATGATAATTTAAACAGAATTAAATGGTTAAAAGATAAAGGAAAAATTGTTATTGCTGATTTTGATGATTATTGGGATCCAGGTATGAGACATCCCCAGTATATTCAAGCAAAATTAGGTGGTATCATAAAAAATAAAATTCAACTTTTAAATACCGCAACATATATAACTGTTACCACATCAGTTTATAGAGACACATTACGTAAAAAATTTGGTTTAAAAAATGTTTTTGTTTTCCCCAATGCTATTGATGAAACAGAATCACAATTTATACCAAAACCCATACTATCAGATAAAATAAGATATGGTTGGTTAGGTGGTTCATCACATTTGGCTGATATTGAACTTTTACGAAACGGTATTTCATCTATGCATGATACTTTTGGTGATAAAATACAATTTGTTCTTTGTGGTTTTGATTTACGTGGTACAATAACTGAAATTGATCAAGTAACCAAGAAAAAGAATGTTCGACAAATCAAACCAGAAGAAACTGTGTGGTATAAATATGAAAAAATATTTACTAAAAATTATTCTGTCTTAGATAAAGAATATTTGAATTTTTTACACACATTTAAAGAGAGTGAATATAACGATAAAGATAAACCATATGTCAGGCGATGGACGAAAGAAATAACTAAATATGCTACAAATTATAATTATTTAGATGTGTCATTAGCCCCGCTTGTTTTGTGTGATTTTAATGAACATAAATCACAACTAAAAGCAATTGAAGCCGGATTTTTTAAAAAAGCACTTATTGCTAGTGCAATACATCCATATACAATTGATCTTGTTTCAGCAATTGATTTTGGTGGAAAATATAATCCGAAGGGAAATGCTTTATTAGTCGATCCAAATAAAAATCACAAACAATGGTTTCAACACATGAAAAGATTAGCAGAAAATCCTAATATGATTGAAGATCTGGGAAATAAATTATTTGAAACAGTTAAAGACAAATATTCGTTAAAACAAGTATGTAAGGAAAGAGTTGATTTTTTAAAAAAAATAAGTAACAAATAAAAAAAAATAAATTATGTATTATCTAGTAACAGTAGGTTATGAAACAGAACAACTAGACAGGAATGGCGATCCTCGTCTTCAAAAAGTTAAATATATTGTTGAAGCTGAAAGCGTTGAAGAAACAACAATTATAATGGGGCAATATCGAGATGGTGATGCAAGAGGTAGTGATGTACTTTCAATAACTCAAATGCCTATAGAGTGTATTATAGATCCAAAAAATCGGCCAGAATTTTACAAGAAAAAGTAATAATAAAACTATGTTAACAACAAAAAAAATAGAACAAAATAAAACCACATTCATTGAAACCAATGAAAAGTACGGCATTATGACTAAAGAACTATTAGATTTTTTGGGTGAAGATCTATTCATAGCACCGTCTACTAGTAGTTTGAATATGACCGGGAGTTATCCTGGTGGTCTTTTACAAATTACAATAAGAGCGTGTAAATATGCTATTATGACAAATGAGATTCTTCCTACTAATTTAAAACATCCGATTGAATCAATAGTCAAAACAGTATTTTTAAGTCAAATAGGAAAGGTTTTTATGTTTCGTTTAACTGAAAATGAATCATTAAAGAAAAAAGGTCAATTGTATGAATTTAGCGATGATCTTATAAGACTTCGTGTAGGTGAAAGATCGGTATATTATGCATTACAACATGGAGTTACATTAACAGAAGAAGAATTTCAAGCTATTATAAATTATGATAAAGACGATGATGATAAGATGGCTAAATATTATTCATCATCTTTATCATCAATAATAAGGTGGGGTTTTGAAATTGCTGTAATGGAAGAAAAGAATGAAAAAAAGTGAAATTGAAAGTTATTTAAGAGAATTAGAAAAAATTGATAAACAGCTAGATGGGTGTGATAATGGTGATAATGAAGATTTATTAAAAGAATTAAATCATATTCTTGCTGATCTTTCAAAAGATATAGAATTAGAATTATCAAAACCCACATTAAAATTTGTAAATAGATCAGATAATCCAGATCCGGTATTTGCACATGAAGGTGATAGCGGTTTTGATTTACGTGCCAATATACAAAATAATGTTGTTATAAATTCCGGACAAACTAAATTAATACCAACGGGACTTTATTTTGAGGTAGGTAAAGGACTAGAAGTTCAAATTAGATCTAGAAGTGGTTTGGCAATGCATTATAATGTATTGGTGTTAAATTCACCAGGAACAATAGATTCACAATATCGTGGTGAAATACAAATTATTCTTACAAATTTAGGTGATACACCATTTGTTATTCAACATGGCGACAGAATTGCACAGGCGGTTGTTTGTCCAGTATATGGTGAAGGGTTACTTAATTTAGAGAAAGTAGATGATTTAACTGAAACCAAAAGAAATAGTGATGGTTTTGGTTCTACCGGAAAATCATAAAAACCTAATTTAAAATCATACAATTTTTTAATTTTTACGAGAGTTTATAATGTAATGTTAAAGAAAATTATTTAGTATTTTCTTTACTTATAATAAAAAAACTATTATATTTCTCGTAATTATGGTTGTATATATAAGTATTAATGGGGTACTGCGTAATATTATACAAAAATTCGAGTATCACTATAAAGATTATTTTTTAGAAACTGAAACAACAGAAGACGACTATTTTGAATATGATATAAAATATCCAATATTAAACGACGATCTTCATAATAGTTTTAATTTTCAGTCAGAAGAGGAATTTAATAATTTTTGTTATATTGAATTTCCTTTAGAATTATTTGGTCATGCCGGATTAAGTTATCAAACTGCGGTAAGTGATCTAAATAAGGTTATATATGAAAATAAAAATGTGAGTTTCACATTAATCGGTGTTGATGAATTTGGTAAAGCAAAACCATCAACTTTTTTCTTTTTATCAAAAAATGGTTTTTTAGGAAATAATGTAAAATTTATAACTTTTGATAACATTGAAAAGGAATGGGAACAATGTGATATGTGGATAACAGATAACAAATTTATTCTAGATAAATGTCCGGAAAATAAGATACCAGTAAAATTTAATACTAAATATAATGAACATTTTACGATTGAAAATGAAATAAATGATCTAAAAAAAATAAATGAATTATGCTTGAAATTTTCGGAAAAGAATACTACATCGATGTAGATGCAATAATTAATGTTTGTCTTCTGGAAAATAAAAAAAATAACATTTTTTCTGATAAAAATGAACAAATGTTATTGAATGAAGATGAAAATGACGTTCTATCTTTAAATACAGAAAATATATTAGAATTAAATGTATTTAAATATGAAATATTTAAAGGTTGTGTTGAAAGACTTTTAAATGAACTATCTGAACCAGATCCTGAATTAGAAATATTTGGTGGGCAAAAATTTGGTATTTCATTTAAAATAGCATATAACACATTATTAAAGTATAATATATTAGTTGAAAACAATCATGATGAATAAACAAACAAATATTGAAATTTTTCAAGAAGCGTTAAATAGAATAGAAAAAAATGAAAATTCTATCTATTTTCTAACATATGACACTAAAAATAATGCACGAGCAGCCATTAAACATATCTATGACATGGCACTGGCATTGAAAGAATTTGGATATAATGCTAAAATTCTTGTTGAAGAAAAAACATATGGTGGTGTGAATGGTTGGTTGGGTGATGAATACGACATATTGCCAATAGCAGCAATAAAAGAAGATAACGTTCAAATTAGCGTTGATGATATCATTGTTGTTCCTGAAGTTTATTCTAATATTTTACAACAATTATCAAATATTAGGTGTGTTAAAATCATGTTATTACAACAAAAAGAATACATGTTTGAAGCATTGCCTATTGGTAGTAGATGGAGTAGTTTTGGGTTTGATAAGTGTATAACCACCACTAAAGCGGCTAAAAAATATATTTTAGAATATTTTCCAGAAGCTTTAGTTTATTTAATACCACCATATATTGGAGATAATTTTAAGCCCACAGAAAAACCAACAAAACCATATATCGCAATTAGTTGTAGAGATCGGGTACAGCATAGAAAAATTATTTCCGAATTTTATTTAAAATTCCCACAACTTCGATGGATTACTTTTAGAGATATGGTACAAATGTCATATAATGAGTTTAGTGATGCATTATGTGAGTGTATGGTGTCGGTGTGGATTGATGATGAATCAACATTTGGGACCTTTCCTTTGGAATCAATGAAATGTGGGGTTCCTGTTGTTGGTAAAATACCATTTACTGAGCCAGATTGGTTATCTGAAAACGGATTTTGGACGTATGATGGTAATAAAATTTCAGAACTTCTAGGAACATATGTATTAGCTTGGCTTGATGGTGTTGAATTAACAGAAGATGTTAAAGAAAAAATGAACATGTCACATTTACCATATACAAAGAAAATACATAATGAGTCAACACTATCTATTTTTACAACAATTATAACACAAAGAAGTGAATTAATAAAAAATACGATAGAAAAAAATAAAACAGAAATAACAGAATGAAAAATATAACAATAATATTACCAGTATATAAATTAGATAGTGATGACATTGAAATGTTACACAAAGCATTACTATCAGTTGAAGATTTTCACAACGATGTGAAAATCATAGTAGTTTGTCCTAGTTATTTAAAGTCAATAATTAGCGGTATTGATTTTGGTCAAAAATTAGAAGTAAAAATCATCTATAATTCAACATCAAAAACAGATTTTTGTACTCAAATAAACATAGGTATCGATGAGTGTAACACAGAATGGTTTTCGATTCTTGAAATTGATGACGAATATAATAAAATATGGTTGTCCTCGATGAATGAATATATAAAATCATTTAATGATGTTGATGTTTTTCTTCCAGTAGTTAAAGACGTAAATGTTGAAGGAAAATTTTTAGGTTTTTCAAATGAATCTGTCTGGGCTTATGGTTTTTCTGATCGACAAGGTTATTTAGATAATTCATTACTGTTAGAATACCAAAATTTTCAAACAAGTGGTGGATTATATCGAACTAAAGTAATTATAGACAATGGAAAATTCAAAGACAATATTAAATTAACATTTTCATATGAATTTTTGTTAAGATTAACATATAATGGTGTAAATATTATGTCGGTACCAAGAATTGGTTACTTACACGTTAATCTACGTGAAAATTCGTTATTTTGGAAGTATAAATATGATGAAAACGAGTCGTTATCTGAAAATGAGGCCGAATTTTGGTTAGAAACCGCAAAAAAAGAATATTTTTTTAAAAATAAAAGAGATATTGTGTTTAAAAAACCTTAAATGCCACGCAAGAGAACCCAAAAATTTTATTTTGGGGAGGAACAAGAACAAGCAGTAATAAGATTTATCAAAGCTGAAACCGAAGAAGAAAAGAACAAGATATTCAATGAATATTTAGAAGAACCTCTCACAATTATGATTGAAAGTATTATCCGGCGATATAAATTATATCGTAGAGGATTTACTTTTCGTGATCAACACGCGGATACTATGTCTTTTTTGATGACAAAAGCGCCTAAATTTGATCCTACTGCAAATAAGAAGGCATATTCATATTTTGGTACTATTTGTAAGAATTATTTAATGGGTTCCATACAAAAAGATGTAAAAGATTTCAATAGAACTGTTTCTTATGAAGATATTTCAACATCAATTAATGAAAATCCGGACTTTTCTTACGTTATTGACACATCACCAATTGATTATAAAGAAATTATCACAAAATTATCAATAAAACTTGAAGAATTTGTTGAAAATGAAAAATTAAATGAAAACGAAATAAAATTAGGGTATGCATTAATCCAAATTTTCAATGATTTTGATAAAATATTTCAAATTGGTGAGGGTAATAAGTTCAATAAAAACTTAATTTTACTCGCAATACGTGAAATGACCTCATTATCAACTAAAGAGATACGAGTATCACTCAAAAAATATAGAAAACTGTACGACGGGATTATTTCTGACTTTTTAAATTATTAAAAACAACACTATTTATTGCATATATTATTTAAAATGAGAAAAAAAAGAAAAATAATTGAACTGAGTGTCGATTCTGCATTAGCTTTAATGCAAGAAATTTACAACGACATTGTTGAGCAGAAAAATAATGCCTCAATAATCATGAAAAAGATGTTGGCCTTTATGAAAGAAGCTGATGATATGAGTATGATTGGACCTGTTATTAAAGAACAACAAAAAATTCTTAATGATTGTACTGAAAAGAAAATTTCATTAGTGAAATTACAAAATGCAATGCTAAAACAAAACGGACCAAATGATAAAAATAGAGGATTTAGTGAAACACCATTAACTGATGAAGAACGAAAAATTCTTGATGAACTTATAGGTGGTGATGATAAAGAATCTGAAAATAAAGATGATGGTGGAAAATATACTTTTTAATGGGATTAAATGATGATTTAGTAAACAAGATTACGAAAGAACTTTCGATTATTAAAACCATCAATCAAGATCCAAATTCTTTAATTGATGGTATGTACGAAAATCATGCCTCACAATTAGAGAACTTAAATGGTATTGTTAAAAAAACTGTAACTGATTTCACATCAAAATTAACAGGAGGCTCACAAAATAAAAAAGATATTTTTGAACAAATTGTAAGAATTGCAGAAAGTTTTGTTGGTGATGAAAAAGAAGATCAAATTAATGCAAAAACAAAGCCTTTAGTAACAACAAAATTAAAAAAATACGCAAAAGAAGCTGGATATAAAACACTACAACAAAGCAAAGAAATCATCTTAACCGAAACAAAAAAATCATTTTTTGGTGGTGTGGGTACATGTAATCCAACAACACCACTGGATACGACTGGTTTAGATATTTCTCCAAAAGAATTTGATTTTATGGGTATGTTAAAAACAGACCCGATGTCAATTACCGGAAAACTCATATATGAAAGTGTTGTTCCAAATGAAACAAATGATATTAAATTTAACCAGATTCTTTATAATACATTTACAACATATCCATATGATTTTTTTACAAAAAGTAATGAACATTTGTTTTCAATAACATGGAATCCAAACAATCAAAATTATACAATATATGGATTGACACCCACGACACCAATTGGTGATTTTATTGATAACTATTATAACTCGATAGAGTTTCCGGATATTGAACATGTTTTAAAAACAACAACACATATGGTTTTGGGTGGTGACGCAGTTAATGTTGAGCCAAAAGCATTTCAAATTGGAATGAAAAAAGGTAATAGACTACTTAAAAAAATATTTTCATTATGTAACAAAGAAACAACCAATCAACCATTAATGAAAAATACTTTTACAGAATTAAATGAAGATGAGTATGATATAATTAATTATTTTGATTTTGATGATGTAGAGGGTATTGATTTAGACGATGAAGACGCAAAATATAGGGGTGTGTTGAAATTTAGAGATTGTGATAATTTCGAAATACCACTTAACACCAACTATCCTGAAGATTTTGTTTATTTTCTAGATAGTAGTGACAAAACTATTGATGAAAATGTTGATGACACATTAAATAATGCGGCAATTGATGCTTATGAAGAATCTGGTGGTTCAATACCACTTGAAGGGTTTCAGATATCAATAATAAAAGACTTTATTTTACAATTTCCCAAAGCATTAGTGATGACTTTTTTATCACCAAAAATGTTTTTTCCGATCATATTAATACATAAACATGTAAAAGAAAGTTTTGCTTCAGCTGAAGAGTATATGAGATCTCTACATAATTTATTTTATAACATTATCAGTGCATTATTTTGGAAATTTAATAAAGAATTTTGGTTACTTATTAAACAAGATTTATTAAAATTTATAAGAAAAATTGCAATCGCAATTCAAATGAATAAAATAAAAAGACTAAAAATTATTGTTAAAATATTGATTAACATATTAAGAAAAGCATTAACTGTTGAAATAAAAAGTTGTAAAGAATTGTTTTCTGCTATTTTGGGTACTATAAACACATCTCTTAATTCTAGTACTAAATTACCAATGCCCAATTTATTATTAAGTCTTTCTGAATTTTTACCTGGATTTAGTAATGATAGGGCATATATGAATATTATACGAAAACTAGAAAATGCTGGTGTTAATGTCGGTCCAATATATGGGACGACAAATAAATTACTTCCAATAGTTAAATGTATTGTTGATGGGTATACGGAAGAAATTGACACCAATTCTTATGTTAAAGTATCAGTGAAAAGCATTAAAATTCCAACTCCTGTTGGACCTATAACAATACCACCAGGTATACTTGAAGGATATGGAAAAATGTTATAATATGGAAAAAGAAAAAATAAAAGAAATTGTTGAAAATGTAACAAATAAACCTAATAAAGTTTTGATTGAATGTAGAGATTCTTTATTAGATGAGTTTGAAAAAACAAAAGAGTTGATTGTTAATTTGACAAGACATTTGGAAGCTATCGAAGAATATTATAATGTAATAAATAACGAAATTGGTAAAAGATTAAAATAAATGAAATTTATTGATATTGGTATATGTGTAAATAATAAAGATCCAAAGGGTATTGGTAGAATAAGATATCGCCCCTATGGTGTTTTTACAAGTGAAATTGAAAATGGTGTAAAATATGATGAATGGGACGAAAAAGATCCTTTTTTGGCAATTCCATTTCTACCTCTTCATATAAATATTATACCACAAATACAACAATCTGTTAAATTATTAAAATATGACACTGAAAAAGACACACAAAACGTGGAATATGTTGCAGGACCATACACATCACCACATGACTTACAAAATCAAACATTTTTAGTTCAACACCAAGATACAACATATGGCGGTACGATAGTAAAGGGTACAAAAGAAATTAGAAACAAAAGTGGAAAATTTAACAGTCCAGTTACAAAGGGCTCTATGGTTGATGACAAAGATACTGGTGTTCGTGGAAATTATGGTTCTGATGTTTTTTTTACAGAAAACGGTATACAATTACGAGGTGGTTCACTAATAAGTAAAAATAGTGGTAAAAAAGATGTGTTAGACTATCCTCAAGTTGCAAAAAAAATGGCAAGATTTAATTTAAAAAAATTCCCAAAAACATATAAAACAACCAGGCAAACAGTTGATACATCTAAAATTGCTGTTAGTAAATTGAGATATATTATAGAATACGAAATTGATGATTTTGATATTCCAACACTTGCTAGTTTTTACATTTATAAAGTTATTGGTGGTGACACAGATCAATTCAATACTGATGTGTTTGATGAAAGCTCAATATTACCAATTGACGACACTAAAGCATTATCTCTAATCAATATTAATGATAATTTTACTGGTGTTACATTTCAAAAAACTCTTAAAGAAAATACAATTCAATCTGCATATATTGAAATTCGAAATATTCTTCAATTATTGGACGGGAAAGGGTTAAGTGTGTTTGGAAACAAATATTTAAACGATGAAATTCATCCATTTTATTTCCGGCCGACAAATAATTTAAGATTGGTAAAACACATAAATAAAACTACATTTATTAATAAAATTCAAGTTCGTAACATATCTGGCGGCTCGGGACTAATATATTCTAGACAAAATGCGACACCACCATTAATTTCAAACAAAAAAATAGATAATGTTGCCAAAGAAGTAAAAAATGCTGGAGAACAATCATTTTCATCATTAAGTGCTGATAAAATTTTTCTAACAAGTACGAGCCCAAATGTCGGACCAAATGTTAAAGCTATCAATTTTAACGAATTGGATGAATATGAATTAACTCAAGAAGATTATGTAAATAAAATAGAACCGAATACATATGCACTAGTTCGTGGTGAAAATTTATATAATGTACTAATGGCAATGGTTAAATTGATGGAAAGTCATATTCATAACATAAACGAGCCATTGGTTCAATCCGATCCAAGATGGATTGAATTGTCTAAGTTAATTAGTACACTACGTGATGATTTATTAAATGAATCACTCCGAATAAACTAATCACATATTTATAGTAAAAACTCATGTCATACTATAGATCATATTTCAAAAAGAACAATACGATACTCAAAAATTCGTATATTAATACCGCCAAAAACCCAAATACCGAGATATTTTATGGTAATGGTTTTTCGAAATTTATTTTTCAAGTCGATTTTTCTCAATTACAAGAAAAAATTAATAACGGTGATTTTATATTAAATGAGAATACCACACACCGACTTCACCTGACTAATACAATTTTTGGTGACGAAACATTACTGGGTGAAGAAAGAGGTACTGGTAGAGAAAGAGCGGTTTCGTTTGACTTAATACTGTTTGAAATTCCGGAGTTTTGGGATGAAGGTGTTGGTTTTGATTATGATAAAGTAGTGGATTTTACAACTGGTAATTTAACGTATGATTTACGTCCGTCTAACTGGTTTAATCGTAGCTCAATTTCCGGATGGACTGAAGAAGGTATATATAGCACAACACCAACAATACTACAAAGAATTCATTTTGATAATGGTAATGAAAATATTGATGTTGATATTACAGATTATGTGAATAATATATTATCTGGCCTAACTGAAAATTACGGTCTGGGTTTGGCTTTTGACCTTCCATATGAACTTATAACAACATTAGCACCAGAACAATCAGTTTCTTTTTTTACAAAATACACACAAACATTCTGGGAGCCATTTGTAGAAACAATTTTTGATGATGTTATTGATGACAACAGAGAAAGTTTTTATGTTGGTATTTCAAATAGGAATTTATATCTGTATGTTAATTATATGGGTAATCCTTATAATCTTGATGAATTACCAATCGTTGACATTCTAGATCCTACGGGGTCAGTAATACCAACACTATCTGGTCTGACACCAGAACATGTCAGGAAAGGTGTTTATAAAATATCTTTTGGTGTTGATGGTATTCTTTGTGAGGGAAAACGTTTTTTCTATGATAGATGGTGTAATATTATCATAAATGGTCGAGATTTAGATTGTGTAACACAAAAATTTATACCAAAACAATTCAATGATTTTTTCCAAATCGGACCAAATCAAACCAGTGTTGATAAGTTTGCTGTACAATTTTATGGTGTATCATTGAACGAAAAAATTAAAAGAGGTTCTACAAGAAAAATTGTTGTAACATTCAGATCAATAGACAATCCACCCAAATCCGTATTAATGGATGATGTTTATTATAGAGTCTACGTCAAAGAAGGACGAACACAGGTCAATGTGTGGGAATGGACTAAATTGGATAAAACAAATGAAAATTCATTTATGTTAGATACGTCTTATATGATTCCTCGTGAATATTGGGTTGAATTGCGAACTATGATTAATGGTGAAGATGTATTTTACAAAGATGAGATAAAATTTGAAATTGTTTCAGAAAAGTAAACATTTACATAATTAGAAAAATTCACTATCTTATGTAAGTGAAATCGGTTTACTTAATACGAGGCAATGATGGTAAATATAAAATTGGTATTGCCAAAAATCCTAAAAAAAGAATAAAACAACTTCAAACCGGAAATTCTGATGAATTAACATTAATTGAAACATATCCATCAGAAAATGCATCAAAAATTGAATCGGCATTACATCGTCAATTTTCACATGTGAAATTAAATGGTGAGTGGTTTGATTTGTCAATAAAAGAAGAATCCCAGTTTATAAAAAATTGTGAAAATATTGACAAAACAATTATAACATTGCGTAAAATGGGGAATACCTTCATTTAAAAATTGAAAATCTACCTTGTTTTAATGACTGTGGAGAACGAATTACATTTTAGTCATCAACCTCTATAACAAATGAACGATCATCGTGGAAAACGAACCAGAACAAGTCCTGAATGAAAAAAACATAATCTTAGAAGATCAAAAAATGTAAAATAAAAAAAGTATTAATTTTTTTGATCAATTCAATAGTTCGTTTAAATTGTGTATTTTCTTTTATTGTTTTCTTTTGTTCTGTTAAATCGATAATATCGTCCGGTGATGGTTCATTCACAATAGGGACAGTATAACCATATCTTTTCTGAATATATTTATCTATTTCTTCTTTATAATATCCTAGTAATTCACCAATTTCACGAGCCTCTTCCGATGTTTTATCAGCTAAATATCCATTATTTTTTCGTGCGATTTCATATAACCTCAATGCTTTTTCTTTGTTACGATATACAATAGCTTTCATTTCATTTATACCTATCATTCGTATAGGTATAATATCAAATTTATACTTTTCCAAAATTTTCCTGAATCTTTTGGATATTGTCATATACGCAACATCACGTTTTCCCTTAATAAGTGTTAATAATGACCCTTCATCTGTACTAGCTTCACTGGGGTGAATTTCTTCGTTTAATAATGTATTGTATCTTTCAAGAAGGGATAAACGACTCATTTAAATTATTTTATTTATAAATAGTTTTCAATCATAAAAAATAACATCAACTTTACATTCTTTTAACATTTGTAACGCTTTTTCCTGAGATTCATTCCATTTTTCTTTATTTTTTGTAGTACAAATTGATTTACAATAAACGGCTTTTATTCCAGAATTGATAATTGCCCGAGCACAATCCGCACATGGTATTCCTGATGTTACAATAATTACAGATTCATCAAGTGGTATTCCAACTCGTGCTGCGTTATAAATTGCATTGCGCTCAGAATGTTCAAAAAAATAATACTTTTCAGGTCGTTCCTGACGTTCTGGTACTTCGTCATCTAATCCTCTAGGAAATGAATTATATCCAGTAGAACGAATTTCTTTATCTTTTCCAACAATAACAGCACCAATTTGCGTTGACCGGTCTTTTGATTTAAGTTTAACCTGTTCGGCAATATTAATAAAATACCGAAGCCATTCTTCATTTAACTTTACCATATTGTAAGCTTATTAATTATTTCTTGTTTTTTTCCCGTTTGTTTTATTCCTTCCATCCACAATGGTGTATGAACAAAATGATTATTATTAATCCAATATTTGAGGTCAAGATCATCTATAGCAACCCAGAATGTGGGTTTGTGCACATCAACATGTTCCAATATTTCCATTGCACGTTGTTCTTCAAGTAAATTTATTGTTTTATTTGGTAAAGATTTTGTAATGTCAATTGGATGTTTAATAACTTTTTGCCATTCAAATATACCCTTAAAATCTTCTAGAGTATAATGGTCTTTCCAATCACTTGATATTATAATTTCAGCTTCTGTTTTTTCAAGAATTTCATTAAATACCTTAACAGCTTTTGCATTGAAACGATGAACGTAACCCCATTGTGTTAATTTTGGGTGGATTTCACTTCCCAGACATAGAACACCATCAAGATCGAGATATATGTATTTTTTCATGGTACAAATATAAATAATGTTAAGGAATTAATTCGTATTTAATCAAGCCACAATCCCAAATACGTTCAAAACCGAGTTCTGTTGTTAATTCTTTTTCTGATTTTGTAAAATCCAAGTCAGGATATTTTTTTCGAAGACCGGTTTTACCAAATCCAAATTTATGGAATCGTTTATAACGATCAATTTTTGAATTATAATAAAAATATCTGGGTTTGATTATATCAGATATTTTAAATCCAATATGTGTATAAAGATTATTTGTACTGTCTGGCGTCCATCGTCTATCAGCAAAACTTATAATTTTTGGTGGTTTATATTCATTAATAAAATGTTTAAGCATTTTTGACGCCAAACCAGGTATAATATAATTCTGATGGACAGCATATCTTGATAATTCATATTCACCTTCGACAGATTTCGTCATGTTTCTTTGTTCATTAAAAGTCATCACGCCAACCATTGTATTATTATAAAAAGCACCGTAATGTATTGTTGAACTATCATTACCTTGAATGTGGTTGTCATTTAAAAAAATTGATTTTTGTTCTGGTGTAATTTTATTTATTACGACTTTTCTAGCACCTATTTTAATACCGTTATTTACTTTCAATATATGTTTTAATTTGTTTTTTATTATATCTTTCTTTAACACCCACTCATCTTCAAAAATGTGAAATAATTTATATCCTAATTCAAGACATTCTATTGTTTTATTTAAATGATATGTTGGTGTTTTTCCCATTTTTTCTGTATGAAAATACAAACCATTATATTCAATTGCAATTTTTAATTCAGGAATAATTATATCAATTTCTTTTCCGTTTAGTAATTTGCGATTTTTACTTTTTTCAGTAATGAAACCCAATTCTTTAATAAATTCTTTTATTTCGATTTCACCACTCGATTCCCATGTTGGTGTTTGATTTATATTTGTTAATTCAGCAGTCTCGCTAAGTTTTTTTGATGTTTTATTTGAAACAGATTTTTCATTCGGAAACATTAATTTATATTCGGTTTTACTAATTTGATGAACATTTTTAAGATGAGTATTTGTAATCATCCTCATTTTTTTTCCACAGAGTTTACATACAACAAAGTTTTCATTATTTTTTAAAAATTGTTTTTCTTTTTCTTTTTTGATAAATGTTGGATGTAAATAAAGATCTTCTGGAAATTGTTCAAGATACTCTTTGATGGTGATTTTATGTTTCTCTTTAACATGTATTTCAAAACATCCTGTTTGATTTGAAATGTCAGTTGTTGTCCAATCACAAAGTTTACATTTTCTTACTTTTTTCTTTTCAATTTCAATAATATCAAAATATTCTTCAAACCATTTTTTCCCAAACTCTTTTTCGTATTTTTTTCTTTGATAGTTGTTTTTAGGGATTTTAATATCACCATATAAACCTAGAATATGTTCTGTCAATGCGCCAGATAAGTTATTAATATCACTAAATTCTTTTTGTGTTTGCTTGCATCGGGCAACCATGATTTTATTTCCGGACGATGATTGGTATTTCAAAGTTTTTGTTTTTCCAATTTCTTTACTTTGTATATTTTTATTTTGGCCACCTCTTTTGTTTATTTCAACACCATGACTTTTTAAGATTTGACTAACCTTCTTGTGATCTATTTTATATATTTCACCAAGCTTGTGTGTACTACTAACATTAGATTTATAGAGATTTATCATCTCCAAAATGTCCTCGTTGGTTAATTTTTTTGTTTTCATGTTTAAATATTTCATACAAATGTATGTATAAAAAATGAAAAAACCAAATATTTCCCCTTTAATTTTACACCAAACAAATAAAAAAAAATAAGAAAATTTTATGACACTTAAAGAGTATATAAAAAAATAAAGGGGTGATAACACCCCTTTATCATATTGATACACAATAGATGATTACCGTAAAGTATGAAGGTTAAATACCTGAATACCTTTCACATCAATAACACCAAAGTACCTGTTATTAACCATTTTTTTCGCGTACCTTGTCATGATACCTTTTATTGGTGTGAAGTTAAACGGATTGTACATCGTTGGAGTAAGCTGTAGAGGCACATACGGTGCATATACATAACCAGCATCCAGTAATGATTTACCCTTATGTCCGATGAGGATTTTGTTAGGTGGGAAATACGGGTCACGATAAACCTGATAACGACCACCAAGTGTACCGATTCTTTCGATACCCATGTTATACTGATCCTGCTCAGGCTGAGCGTTGGATACGTGGAAGTACTCAAGGTCATCGAATACTGCAGAAACTTCTGAAGATACGACGATCCAGTTGGCTCCACCCCTAAGAGTTGTTTTATGTATCTGTGCAGATAACTGGTTGATCTTGGTTATCAAGGTCTGGTTCCAGTCTTTCTGTGTATATCCAGCGAAGGATGATCCGGCATTACCATATCTCCATTCGTTATAGTCCCAACGAGCTTTCCATGCGGCACCCTTTCTTAAGTCACGAAGGATTTCACGGTCTACCTCAGCAGCGATTTGTTCTGAAAGAAGAGCTGTTAACTCAGCTTCAGCATCGATGTTGTGGAATGCGCTAACGTCCTGTGCTAGTTCAGGTGACCAAGCAGCCCTTAATTTTCTTTCTGTTACAGAAACTGTTACTGATTGAAGATCAAATGATACTTCACCAATTTCAGATTCGAACTCAAGGGTATCGTAAGTTCTATAAGTTAGTAAGAATTCAGTTGCGGCCGGTGTTCCGCTAAACTGTGAGAAGCCAGATAATGGGTTGTAACTTTCAACATCAACACTTATGTAGATACTACCAGTTTCATCACAAATATCCTGATATCTACCAAGTGGGAAGGATGTTGAAGAAGCTTTATTACCATATTCGATAATACCTTTTCCGTACTTCTGAGTTACGATATGGAAATTTCTAGATGCTCCACCAAAGAAAACTTCTGCAGATGCCAAGAAATCTTCAGTATCCATAATGTTACCATATGCACCAATCAATTTACCCTGGCCGTCCATTGAGAAGCCAGTAAACTTAACAATGATTTGTGAGTGTAAATCATTAGTTGCACCTGTAGCTGTTGCTGATTCGTTTGCTTTACCGTTTTCAAAAGTAACAATAGTACTACCAGTTAAACCTGATACAACATACTGTCCTTTTGAATAATCGAAAAGACCAGTTTCTGGCGAGTTACCAGTACCATCATCGTTTTCATAAAAACGATCATAGAGGTTAACTGCATTATCATCATACCCAGCACCTAATGCATCAGTATTACTCGGCATTTTGTATGGATCATAATGACTACCATCAGCCTTTCTATCCTGAATCTTCGGAACGAAGAAGAACAGTTTACCGATAGGTAAGTTCATAGCCTGAACACTAACGATGTCGTTAGCTAACAGCTTAGAGAAAACACGGCGGATAATCGGGAATACAACAGTTTCAAACGAACCTGATGAGTCAGATACAGCCGCCTCATTAATCAGATAACTAGCCTGGTTTTCATATAACTGAGCGATGTTATCTTTCATGTGACCATTGAGTCCTTCTAGGAATCCAAGGTCATCCCATTTTTTTATGGTATCTTCTTTGATAACACGGAGGTGTTTTAGTCCAATGTTACCAACAATACCTGATTCTAATAATGCTCCCATTTAATTTATAGGTTTTAAATTTTTTTATTGTTTATTATTGGTTTATTTTTTTCATTAACTCTTTCATTCTCTTAAACTGAGGATTTTCGTAAGCTTTTGACTCCGATAACATTTCAACCGATGAAGATGATGGTGTTGAAGTGATTTTCTCCACAGCAGTTTCACTAAATGGTTTTTTGTTATCTAACTCAGCTTTAATAGTAGAATAAAGTTGTTTAGATTCTGATAATACCGAAATTGTGTCAAATCTTTTTAGAATGTCCAGTTTTTCTTGTCTAGTTGTCGAATGTTCGGTAAACAGACGTGTAGCATACGCTAGATTTGCGTTAAATACAGCAACTTCGTTAAGTTTATCTTTGAAGAGAACCAAAGCCTTTTTATATTCATCATTCTGCTTTTTAAGTGTTTTAACTTGTTCATATAAATCAGCAGCATTGTGAATTGTCTGAGCACCGGCGTGATGAACGTGTTTGCTAGGAAGACCAGTTCTTGGTTCTGCAGCACGTAAACCATGTTTGTTACCCTTTGTTCTTGCAGCTTCAGTAGCTTCAATTTCCTTAACGTCTTTATCTCCACACTCATCACATTCTTTTTGTTCTTTAGGTTCTTTTGTTACAGGTTTACTAACACCCTTTAGAGCAGTACCCTGACGAGTCGGATCATTTGTTTGTGATTTACCAGCACCAAGATTGTCATACTTTTTAGGCGTGTCCATATCTTTAACACCAGTACCTGGACGACCATCTGAGGTTTTTACCTGACCTCTTCCCGGTTCTTTTGTTTGAGGATTACTTGATCCAGGAACACCAGTACCGGGTCTTTTGGCATCATTAACGAATGATTCTTCGTTTGCCTGTAATTTTTTAACACCCTTTTGTGGAGATGTTTTGTCGAAAGGTTTACCATCTTGTAATGTGTGTGTTTTATGAACGGTCACACTTTCTTTGGTCTCCCTCTTTTTTGCTTTTTGATCAAAAGGTTTACCGTCACTAAGACTAACCTCTTCTTTTACATCAAAATCAAATGACTCGTCATCATCGAGTTCAATTTCGTAAACGATTTCGTCATCACCAGTTTCATCAATTTGTTCAGCTAGTTCATCTGGCATTTCACCAGTGTCATCACCACCCAAATCTTCATCATCAAGTTTAATGATATAATCATTTCCTTCATCTGAGAATTCGACAGTATTTCCTTCTTTTTTGACAATAATACCATCTTCAGGTTTCATAGCTTTGAATACTTTCAAAACTTCTTCTTCAGATGCATCAGTCATATCAAGAACTTCATCGTCCTCTTCATCTTCAGCAGGAAGATCTAGACCTGAATCTTCTTCAGTGTCATTTTCATCGTCTACTGGAAGCGGTAAATCTTCATTACCGTTATCCACAGGTTCATTATCGGAAGTTTCTTCATCATCTGGTGTTATACCATCAACATCTTTTTCTACTTCTTCAGGATCTTTTTCATCCTCTTGTTCTTTTAGCAAATCATTTAGTTCTTGTTTCATTGTTGAAGCAAGTATACCTTTTGCGTTTGCTTTTACCGCCTCTTCAAGTGTTTGCACTTGAAGTAATGCTTGTTCTAAAATAGATTTCTGAGCCATTTTTATCTTTTATTTATTTTTATAAATATTATGATTTTATTAAAAGTTTATCTTTATGCACTTTAAATCAAAAAAAAACCATTATTTTGAAAGAAAATTATCTAATCTTCCCATTAATGATTTAATTTTATTTTCTTCTGGGGTATTTTGTGGTATGGTTTCTTCAAATTTCGCCTTATCATTTAAATCACTAAATACATAAGCGCCGGGGGTTGAAGGTGACGAAACTAAATCGAAACAAACTAATTCAAAATCATCTTGAACAACGTTTTGTCCTCTTTCACTTTTTAATGAACCAACACCACGAGAGGATATACCTAACGTCGCACCATTCATTAATAACATTGCAGCTTGATCACCTTTACAACTAATGATACCACTTTTTTTCCAGCCAGGTGATGTGTATAATTTAATTTTACCAAGTAAAGTATTACCCTCCCACCAAGTTTCGAGAATTGAATGTGAAACTCTATCTAAGTCAATAAGTGATGATGTGGGATGATTAAGTTCACTGAGAGCACCACCGTTTTTTATTACAGTTTGATATTTTTCATTTTCTCGTTTTAAAATTGCTTCGGGATATATTCTACCGTTTTTATTTGGCACACCAAATTTTTGTAACACAGCATAAAGAATGAGGTCTTGGTGGAAATCGACCTCTTTCATTTCAGAAATTATTTGCTTGTTATGTTCGTCGTTTGGAGAAATATGACCGGCGTCATATTCTATCAAATATCCAAAAACACCAATATCGTTTGGTCCTAATATCTTCATCTATAGTTTTTACTATAAATACATCAATATTTGAACTATTTTTTGTTTTTGTAAAAATTAAATAAATTTTTTATTTCTAAATCATTATTGATAATTTCTTTTATCAAATTAATCAAAAAGAATTTGATTTGTTTAGATTTTATATCAAAATGTTTTTCAGTAAAAAGTGTGATTTCAATACTTAAGAAAGATTTTTTTCCCATTTTCACACCATTTGTTCGGAGATCAATATCAACAATTGATTCCTTTTTAAAGTATTCACTTTTTAAATGATAAATGTGTAATTTAATTTTTCGTTGTGTTTTTAACAGTAGAGAATCTAAATTGATTTCATCATCATTTGGAGTGATCCAAGAATTTAGTTTTATATATATACTTTTTAAATTTTTATGATCTACTGTACCATATCCAATTTTAAAATTGCCATAATAACCCAAATTTATATATTTTCCGTTTTTCATTAAAATTTTCCATATTTTCTTTTTTATTGATGAATATTGAATAAAATATAAGGAAAATTTTTTGATATTCCAAATTGAAATAATAAAAAAAACGGACTTAAAGTCCGTTCTTTAATTGTTGAAGTTTATAATAATTATATTTAGTTGGTTTCATTTGTTTTGCTTCAGCATTTGCTTCTATTAGTTTTGTTTTTAAATTTTCATTTTTTTCATTTACGATCATATCTGTCATTTTAGAAACAACATCTTCTTGTAATGTTTTGAAATTTTCTTCCAATTCTTTTGGTGTGATATCGATAATTTGTTTTAACTGTGTTTGTTCATCTTCTGATAATGTTGAACCATATAAAACATTAAAATTATTAACTAATATACTATTAAGTAATTTTTCGTTCTCAACTATTTGTATTAAATCATTAGTTTTTTGTTCTTTCTTAGACATTAAATGATTAATTAATTCATTATTCGATTTAATTTTTTCAAAAGCATTTAATACATTATCTTCTTCAGTTATTTTATCTAAGTGTGTATAAACTTCATTTTCAGTAATTAAAATATCACCAATTTCTTCGTCCAATTTCTTACTGATTTTTTTTATTTTTGATTTGTGTTCTTTAAGAATTGGTATGATTTTATTAAGAAACAATTCAGCATCCTTTTTATCTTCAATATATTTGTCCTCAAAATCTTCATAGAACAAATAAAGAGTTCTAAAATCCTTATTTTCAGTTATCATTTTAAGAATTTTTTTCACCTCATTTTTATTACCACTAGCATATGCGTTAGTAAATTTTTGTAAAATTTTGGTTTTTAATTTTCCAAAGTCGTTCATCTCTATTGATTTAAAATATCTTTTATTTTATTTTCTATTTCATAAATATTCTTTTGCGCTTTTTCCATATCAAATAAATCATTTAACGAAGTATCTTCATTTAACATTGATAAAATTTTTTCTTTTTTTGTTTCGTTTTCTGATAACGGAGCAGCGGGTTCGTTTCCTGTTGGTGCTGGGCCCGCATTAGTTAAAGGTCCGGCCGCAGCTTCTTCAGGACTCATCATTGTACCACCACCAAATCCCGGTTTACCACCAGGCATTTGTCCTTGACCACCCATAGCAGCCTCAATTTTCTTTCTCTCTTCTTCTGGTATACCATATTTCTTGTCCACATCGTCAAATATACCAGAACGTCTAATAATTTGTGGTGTGTTTGTTAATTCCATTCCAATTGCTCTTTCCAATCTTTGTTGTTGTAAATCAAGAATTATTTCGTTGTCACTCATACCCAAAATATTTTTCTTAGCCCATGTGTGAGAAACTGGAAGAATACCCATTTGTGATTGATCAGATGTGGCATCTTTATACATTGTGATTTTTTCTTTCCAAGATTCAATTCGTAAAAGATCCGACTGTCCAGATGGATTAGTTAATGATAATGTGAAATTATTTAGTTCGTCTTCAAGACCTAATAGAAATAAATGTATTAAGGCAATTTTATTTAATTCTTGAATTAATGACATTTGAATACGATTAATCGTTCTGGCAAAACGAATATCTAATAATGCCAAGCCCTTACCATTACCAACAACATCTTCAAACCCTAGAAAAGCTTTTGGTATTCGAAGAGCAGCCAACATTTTCTTTTGGATATATTCAATGTCAGCGATTTCCGCTAAGTTTTGTGCACCGGGTAATGTTTCAATTGGACTTGCTTGTGATGGATCTCGAACTGGAATAAAATAATCTTGATCTACAGCCATTTGATTATATCTCATATCAACTTGTCCTGTTCTTTGATCAACCACTTGGTCTCTTTTAAATTTATTTGCTATTCTTTGTACATATGCTTCTATGTCCTTGTCGTCCATATTACCAACGAATATTTTGAAAACTCTTCTTTCGGGTGCTCTTGAAGTTCGATAAATTAACATAGCATCTTCAGCTAAAAGTAATTGTTTCCAAATTCTTCGGATTTTATCTAACATTGAACACCCATATGGTAATTTTCTATCATCACCAAGGATTCGAAAGTGGGCGATTTCCCACGCCTGGAACTCCATATCTTTATTTTTCCAAGTAAACCTCAATTCTCGTGTTGGAAATCTACTACCAACACGGTCACTTTGATTTGGGACTGACTGTCTTGCGCCTTCTAATCTTTCTATTTCAATATTTGGTAATTGTTGACAACCAATAACACCCTTATCCGGACTAACTTTTAGATAAACAAAGTTATCGCCATATTTACACATTCCTCTAGCCCACATTACCAAGTTGGTGTTAATGTCCAGGGCGTTATAGAAAAGGTCATCTAGTATATGTTTTATTCTTTTCGAATCAGAATGTATCGTAAGAATTTGACCCTTTTCGGATTTGGTTGTTGATTCTTCAGCATAAATATCAAGTGCGGCAGATATTTCTGGAGTGAATTCCATTGATTCATAATCATAATATGCTGATAATCTATTGGGTTCATAATATACCGACTGATTATAAAGTGACATATCAAGTTTTGACCACTTATCTGCGATATATTGTGATTGTTGGGCTTGTAGTTTTGCCTTTTCGTAATCCTCTCGACTATCAGTTTTTAATAATTCTTTTTTATCAAATTCAAATTGTGAGGGTGGATTTCTCAATTGCCCAGCAAATCCAAAGGCTTTGGTTAACCTTTGATATATTGTTAATTTCTGTTGTTTTGCCATGCATATAAATATTAACTAAATATAAATAAAAAATGTATAAATTGAAAGGTTATTTTTTCTTTGGACCAAATAACCATGAATATTCTTGATACATTTGTTTCGTATATATCATTCTATCATTTTGAAATAATGGATTTTCAATTGGTCTACCTGTATTTGCATCTATAACGCCAAAAGGATCAAAAGCTTTACCATAAGAATAAAAAGATTTTTCCGGTTCATATGTTCTTTCAGATAACATCCAAGAATCTATTATTGCTTTATTTTGTAAATCATTTCTAACTAATTGTGTAAAACAGATATCACCAACAAACATTGCCATGGCTATTGACATAATAGAATCGTCGTGAGTTCCTTTCATATGGTCTGGCTTTCCATTAATAAAAACAAATGTATTCATTTCATTAGCTAGTCTCACTGAATTGACTTTAAATCCGTTACGTATTTGTTCTTCAAACGCCGCAACTATTTGTGTTCTTTTGTTATTGAAACTTATTCCAGGTATTTTTTCCATCAATTTTGCATCATATTCCCACACATTTTGTGTATTAATACCATCAATATATAGGTTTTTGTATTGCATTTCTTGAAGTTTCCTTGCTGTGGCAATTCCCATACCGCCCGTAATATCAACAACAATATAAGCTTGATAAATTATACCCCATTTATATGCTACTGATGCAAGATCATCAGGCGGAATTTTTCCAATATATTCAAGAACTTGTTCACGTTCATCAAAGTCAATAATATTAATTGAAGAATAGTCTTCACTATCTCCCCTTGATACGTCAACTCCCATAATATAACGATGTCCTAGTATTGGTTCTTTCCATTGCCACATTTGTCCCATCATATACTTTTCTTTAGGATCACAGACATCTTCTTTTAATATTTTTTCTATTAATTCTGCTGAGACTACGTTATCACCAGAGCCAAGAAACGCGGCTTCAATTTCTTGATTGATTTTTCGTTTATCATACTTGAATTTTTTGGCCATATTTTCAAACCACGTGGAATATGGTTTATAACCATCATGTATTAGTTGTTCAAATTTATCTTTATCGGTTTCAATTAGTGTAATTTCTTCATCATTATATTCATCACGATTGAGCATATAATGAACAATATCTTTACATTTTATCCATTTTAAATCTTTAGTATAGCGCGGGTCATTATACCACTTCAATTCGGTTATTTTAAAGTTATTAGCACCACGAGCGGCTTGTTCATATATGCCATAATATATGGGATCAAAACCATTTGGTGTTTGATGCCCCAATAAACCATTATAAAATATTGAATGACACCATATATCATTATTGTCATTATATAATGAAAAATCAAAAGTTTCGTTTTCCGATTCTTCGATTTTTTTTATTTTAATCCATTTAGAATTTTCAAAGAAAATTTTGTCAAAGATATATTCATCTATTTCAATATTTTTATTTTTTAAAAAATCAATAAATAACGAAAAAGATTTTCTACTTATAGATTCAACTTTATTAAATTGATCATAAATTCTTTTTAATTTTATATCAAGATCTTTTCGTTTAATATTATTTTTAAGAAGAATATTTTTTATTATTTCAGAACTATTTGGTATAATATCCAATGAATCATTATAATCATCTGTATATTTTTTTAATATATTAAAGTTGACTTCTTTTCTTTTGAACCTAAATCCAATTTTTTCATTAAAAATTTTAGTGTAATTTGAATTACATGTTAATCTAAAATTGCCTGAATATTCGGTTAAAATTCCGAAATTTAACAATAATATTCTTATTTGTTCTATAAGTTTTTTTGATGATAAACTTATTCCTATTCCAGATTTTTCAAACTGAATATTACTATCAAATATACCTTGAAGAAGAGCGATTATGTTTTCTCTACTCATTTCAAGTAGTCTATTGGGTATTATTTTTTCGGTAGCTTTTAATTTTAAATCAAAACCCAAAAATTCTAGAAAAGAATATAAACTTTTTGATGATATTGTATAATATAAATCATCGTGATAAGAATAAGATAACCCCACATTTTTTATTGTTTTATGAAGTTCATTATCACATGTTAATGTAATATTACAGTCTATTATTTTGTTTTCATTATTAAATTTTCGATAGACAGAACCCATAGAAATATATAAACCAATTAAATATGCAATATCGGGTGTTATTTTTTGTGGAGAAAAAATATTAGATTCATTTGTTGATGGAATATACTGGAAATTAATGTCATCATTTTTTCCCCATTTTTCAAATCCATAATTTATATTAACATAATCACCAACATTTAGATCTTTTAATTGATACCAGTCATATTTTTGTGATTTATTTGAGTATCCCCATAATTTATGTGTTTTAGTACCTTCAAGTATCGAATTGTCGGTATAAATTTTTAATGTTTTTTGAATACCATTATTAACAACAATATTAGATGATCTAAATTTATTTTTACCAAGAACAGAATAATCATTTGTGATATATCCAGTATGTGTGGGCATTTTTTCATTAATAAATGTAGATAATTGACATGGACCATTTGGTGTGAAAACATATGTGTCTTTTGTTACACACGAAATTAATATAACTTTACCACCAGTAGAAAGTGAAGCCATTGATGCCGCCCAGAAATCTTCACCTGCTTCAATATATGCTGCTTCGTCAAATATTAAAATTGTTGGTGTATAACCACGAAGTGCGTCTTTAGATGTTGCGACAGCTTTAACCTCACAACCATTATTCATTTTGAATCTTTGCTCCGAGTTTTTACTTTGAGAAAACCCAACATTAATCCATAGTGGCCATTGATCAAGAAAAGCCCTAATTTTATTGGCCATTTCAACCGCAGTATCTCTTTTGTTTGCAACAATAAGAACTTTTTCAGGTTTTTCTGGTTTTGCTGTTTGTATTACTTTTGAAACCCAAGCTGCGGTAACTGTAGTAACCCCAGCCTGACGATATTTTCTTGTTATGTTTTCGTTATATTGTTCATAATCATTTATTAATTGTATCTGGTCGGGGAATAAGTCAAACGGAACATATTTACTTTGCGTATTATCATAAGTTTGTAAATACGTTTTTATCGCATATGGTGTATCTTTAATAATGCGAGCATATTCTTTAAGTTGTTCAATTCTTGGACTCATTACATATATAAATATAAAAAAAGTGGATATTTCCACTTTCTTTATTTAACTTATTCGGTATTACGATTATCTTTGTTTTCGTTCAATCATTCGTTGGATTCTTTGAGCCAATTCCCAATCTTCATTATCAATGGCGTTGTTTAATTCATTATTTAATGAACCAAGACTCATTGATGCTAGTTTTTTATCATCTAAATTAGCTGCTTTTGGTGGTTCAACCACTGGTTGCTGTGGTATTGATTGTGGTTTGGTTTCGGCTCTACCAATACCAAACTTACTCAAACTATTAAGATATGCTTCAATATCATCTTCTGATGATTCTTCAGCCCTTTTACCGGTTTTTTTCTCATATCTATCTTTTGACGATTTTGCTTGTTGGAAAATTTCTTTAAATTTATCTGATGCTTTGCGATTATCATTGGCATCCTGTGATATTACATCTCCAATTATTTCAAGAAATGATCTGGCTGGAATTTGATACAGAAACATATAGAAAAATGGTTTTATTCCGTAGTTTTCTTCATTGAACATTTCATTAGGTAATAAATGTCTAATACGGTCAACAAGTTCGGGACCAATTCTCAGTGACATCGCTTCATTGGGTAATGTATCAACACTTTGAATAACAGCTTGTCTTATATCAGGATCTTGCGAATAACCAAACTTCCCAAGAGCTTCTTCAATACCTTTTATAATTTCATGACATAAAATTGGAAATATTAATCCACGGGCAATGATTTGGTGTTCAGGACCCTGATCATTTCTTCCCTCATCGTCATCATCATTTGACCCGGCTTTTTTCTTTTTGGTTTTTAAATTTTCTCTACCTTCAATACCATGTCCATGTTGTGACATGCTTTGAATCATATCTTCCAATTTAAAATAAAAATAATCATTTATGGCCATTATTTTTAGATAGTAGCCATAAAGAGATGGATCAATTTCGTCTAATTTTTCACGTATTTCGGGTTTTTGAAAAATATAATGACCTTTTTTAGACATCCCTTGAATAATACCATTTATGATATTTCTTTTATGCTTTTCAAGTTCAAATTGTTCACCTTTTGTTAAATTTTCAGCTTCAAATTGTCCTTCATCTGGCAATTCAAAATCCTCATCTTCTTCAGGTGGATTGTCTTTGGGTTTAAATTGAAAACCCTCGGAACTAATTTCACCAGGTCCACCAGTTAATTTTGCATCAATTTCATATTTTCCTTCTGGTGTTTCAGTAAGTTCAAGACAAGATTTTATTGCCAATTCTTCCAATTCAGCTTCGTGATAATTTTCAATTTCTTTAGCTCTAAGTACAGATGACATAAATTCTCTTTGTATTGATTGTATCACATTTGCACTATTTAAATTGGGGGCGTTCATAACATCCCTTAATTTATCAACAATTTTTTTAAATCTATCAGAACCCAATCTTTCAACATCAAGCGAACCACGACGCATCGCTGGATTAGTACCATAAAGATTTTTTTCCGGATCACCTAACGCTCTTTCTGTTTTTGGATCCATTCTTTCAGGATAATCACCATAATCGATTTGTTCTCTAATTTTTTGTTTTAATTTTTTCATAAATAAGATTTCATTAATGTGATTATTTTATTTTTTGCATCCTCAGCTGATATTATATTTTTATTTCCTGCTTTTGGATTTGGATCCACATCAGGAAAAGGATCTTTAAACGGATCATCTATATTTGGGTCTGGTGTTGGATTTTCTGGATCATAACCGGGATAATCTGGCACCGGATAGTCGGGAACAATTTCCGGATCACCTTTTTCAACGCCAACCCTTGTTCTTGCTTTTGGATTTGGATCAACATCAGGAAATGGATCTCTAAAAGGGTCGTCAGGATCAATATCGGGCCTAGTTTTAGTATCTGGTTCAGTTTCAATTTCTGGTTCTGCTGGTTTTGGTTTAACCAATACTTCTTGTTCTGTTAATTTTTTTTGTATTAAATCAATTATTTCATTTTTTGATGTAACAAATTTATTTTCAACAATTTTATTAACCCAAGTTTTGATTTTTTTATTATTTCCATCGACAACAGGTATATTTGTCATTGGTTTAGTCGTTTGTTCAACAGGTTCACCTACCATTTCTTTCTTTTTACTCATTTTCTTATCATAATATTTCTGAGCTTTTTCAGGGATGGGCTCACCAATATTTTTAAGTAAATCTATTTCAGATTTAATACATTCATTTTTCTTTATTTTACTATCAATTTTAAAATTAATTCTTTTTAAAACTTTTTCTCGTTCACTATCTATTTTTTTCTTAGGAGCACCTTTTAATTCGTTTTCCTTCACTTCACCTTCATATGTTGCAAATGTTTTTTTCTGTGCTTTTGCTTTGTTAATTGTTGCGGTGTCTGTTTTTGGGATATTAAGAACCGGTGTGTCACCACTTGTAGTACCATAAGCCGTTGTGGAAATAGTACCAATTTGTTCAGACAGAATTCTATCAGATAAAGCCTTTAATTGTTTATCGGTTAAATTAACCAATGTTTTTTGTGAAAACCCTTCATTTATTAGTTTTGTTATTATATCTTGTCTTTTCATGTGAGTTTGTATTTAATTTCATCATTTATTAGTCTAAGTCCTTCAGATTTTAGTTTTTCAGTTACACTTTCTACTGTTTCACCAAAATGAAATGACAAACGTGGTTTTAGTGTTTCAGATTCAAAATCAAATTTTTCCCAACCTAACGCAATAATACCCTCAACAGCATCAATAACACCAAAATAATCAGAATTCTGAACCAAATCAAGATCTAGATCAGAATTTTTCAATAAACCAACCAAGTCAATATGTTCAATTTCTGGCGGTTTTGATCTTCCCGATGATGGTATTACTAACCAATCTTCTTCAATCACATCTTTGTCTTTACCAAAAATAAATTCATATTGTCTCTGACCTTTATAATCTTTTCCTAGTTCGTTAATGTATATTAAGTACATTATTCAAAATATTTTCCAAGAGTTTCTTTAACGCCAGTGGCTATCATGTTATTTAATTCATCAAGATCAATCTCTCTAATTTCATCTTCTTCATCTGGCATAGTTTCCATATATTCACTAATATCTTCTTGGTCATCAAATTCTTCTGCATTAGGATTTTCAGTGTTACTTGTCAAACCATATTCTTCATCATTAAACTCATCAAAACTTTCATCCTCATCATTAAAATCCTCAGCATCAAAATCACGTTTTGCATATGCTTCAGCTTTTTTATCTAAGAAATCTAATTCACCAAAATCATCATCCTCATCATCAAAATAGGTTGTAGTATCAGTATCATAATAATCATCAAATGGATTTGAACTAATCAATTCTTCTAATGCTGCCATACCATCACTTTCACCAAGATCATCTTCCGGTGGTGCGACCTCACCCGGTAATTCATCACCAGGTAATGAATCATTATTTACTTCATCATCAGGATCAATTTTATCAAGAATCTCTTCTTTATCAGCTTCTTCAAGTTTTTTAAGATCTACAGCCGATAATATCATATTGATAACATATTTAATGTCTTCACTTTTTATTTTATCCTCATAATCTCTTAATCTTTCACCAAGTTTACCTGTTAATTTTTGGATTATTTTTAAATATTCTTCTTCGGCTTCAGGCGATGGTGACATATCATTATCAACATCATCTTTAGGCATACCTGGAACTTCTTCCCCAGCTGGGGGCATTGTTGTATCATCTGGCGTCGCCATTGGTGGTGGCGTTTCGCCGGTTGGCATTGGTGCTGGGGCTTCTTCCTGTGGTACAGGTTTAGGTCGTTTTAACACATACTTTGTTGCTTCTTCAAGTTTTTCTTGTTCGATAAGAAATTCGAGTTTCTTATAGGCCTGGGCATAAGATGAAAATTTATTTTTATTTTTCATAAACAATCCACCAATATAATCTAAAGATTGTTCATTTAATCCTTTTTTTACATAGTATCCGTCTTTTTCTTTAACAATACCATATACAGCACCATTTTTCGATTCTTTTATTGTCTCAGCAGGAATACCAGTATTGACTTCCGTTTGATAATATGTGAGTTCAAGAATGCGTTTTAATTTATCGTCACCCGATAATTTCTCACTTCCAAGTGGTTTTAATTCTCCCATTTTAATAAATTTAATTATTTATTATTCATTTAGCAATAAATACAACAATAAGTTGAAAAATATTATATGTAAATCAATTAAATAAAATCTTCATCTTCTTCTTCGTATGACTTTGGTAATTTTCCATCATTGTAATAGGATTTAATTCCATTAATTATGAAACTTTCAGGTGTTCCAAAATCATATTCTACATAAGCATCTTCGTTCATTTCAACATTTATCTTACCATTTTTCTTTCTAATTAACAAACGAATTTTTTCAAACTGCTCTTGTGTTGGTATATGATACATATCAATAGTATTTGCTTCTGGTAAAAATCGAATAAATCCCATATCCATAACAACCATCTTGCCATATGAAAACAAATTTCTTTGCCGATCATTTTTATATTTTCCAATATCGATACCGGATTGATCTACGATATATGATATGTCACGATGATCTATAGTACGAGAACCACCACCTTCAGAAAAATCTAATAAATAACCACTAGGTGTAATGTATCCAGCGGCATTAAATGAACTAGTTTCACCATAAAAATTTCGTGCTAGTTCTTCTATTTTTAATGTGTCTCGATAAGTAAAACTTTGTGGTTGATGTGATTCAGTTATAGAAAATTTTTTATCTGTAATTTCTTTTCTAAGATCAATTAATTTTTTGATATATCCGTTTCTTCTGAGTAATTTAAATGTTAAGTTTTCATACGAATATTCACCACCACCATCAAGTCCACTCTGTCTGAAACGTTTTATTTTTTTTCTAACTTCTTCAATATCACTTCTTATATCTATTCCCTCTTTACCTTTTTCTATTAAATCATCAATGATTTTTGCATATTCTTCACCTTTTTCTAGTATTTTGCGATCATCAATTGATTTCTTTTCTTTTTGTGGTTCAATAATCCAATTATAATTTAAAATGGAATAAACACCACTAGCTATGTGTTTTTCTGTAACATCTTGCACATAAACCTCAACTTCGTAATTCTTGATTTTAATATCATGTAAAGCATTCCACACACCTTTTTTTGCATTGAAGAATTCTTTTAATAAATCGATGTTATGATTTGTATCTTCATAATCAATAATGATATGTAAATCAACATCAGAAAATTCCGACCAGTTGTAATTGGCTAATGAGCCGGTTAAGACCACATCATGAATAAAAAATTCAACACCAAGAAAATCGATGAAATTATCAGATATTTCTAACAATCTTTCTCTAACAGCAGGAATCATTTCATATCTGTTACCTACTTTTTGAAAAATATCTTTTGATAAAGTTTTTTTAGAATAAAAAGTTTTTACTATTTTTTCGTTTTTTTCTTTATCTTCTGATAATTCATCAACTAGTGATTTCATGTAATTCGTTTGTATTTAAAATTTCTACTTATTTCTTTACTAAAAAATTTACCATGGGATTTTGCCATTCTAAATTTAGTGAATAAAGCCCAAGGTATCTCATAATATTCATAAATACTTCCATTCTTGAAAGTAATCGTTAATACCTTAGTAGATGTGTCGTAAGACGCAAATTTTAAATTTGATGATTGAACTTCAACATTAATTGTTGTTCCCGAAATTTGTTCTGAAATAATCGGCATATCTTTAATTTTTATCATAATATACATAAAATACTTGAAATAAAAAACCCTGACGATAAACATCAGGGTTTAAAAAATTAAATAAAATTCTTACAACATTTTTTTAAAGATATAGCACATTTCTGCAATCATATTGTTAGCCGAATCTGTCTCTGGCATGATTTCATCAAGATATTCAATTAAAAATTCAAGATCTTTTGATAATTTCATAATGTCATTTTTATCTTCTACAGTATTAAGACGACCCATAATATCTCTAATAAATTTTTTAATTTGGTCCTTTTCACTTATTTGTTCGGGTTCAGTTATAACCTCATCATCACCTGGAGTATTTAATGGCTCTGATTTTATGACTGACCATCTTTCAGGATTTGTGATACCTTTAGCACGCAGGGCAGTTTCTCGTGATTTGGCGATTTCATCTCTTTTTGAGCCAATTTCATTTCCCAAGTCTTTTTTTATCGCAGCTTCTTCTGGATTTGCAATTCTTTTATGTATGATTTCCAAACATAGTTTTTTAAACTCATTTTTTGGAGTGTTTTTATATTTTTCATATACTTGAGTCTGCATTTCATTGGGTCTATTTAAACCACCTCTTCCATCCAAATAATCAAAATTAGACGTTTGTTGATTGAATGAGGCTACGCTACTACCAATAATCTTATGTGCAATGTATAACTTACCTCCCATGCCAAGATCATCAATACCATATAATGAATTATACATAGCTAGCATTTGGTCGCCTTCATTCCATTCAGACTTCCATTGACCCTTACGGCCATATTCATTTATATCAACGTCATCTTCTTTAATTACATTTTTAATAATGCGTTTTAACTCCGATTCCGTAAGTCGTATAAATCTTTTCATATGATCAAATTAATTTACTGATTATCCGATGGAATTCCTTGATCTTGTTCGGGTTCTGTGGGTTCAACTTCAGGCTCAGGTTCTTCTCCGCCTTCTTCCGACCCAAGAATTTTATCGATTAATGTTCCAATTGAAATACCTTGTCCCATTAATTCCTGAGCGGCAGCAACAAATGCGTCAAAATTAGGCTCGCCACCTTCATCTTCAGGCGATCCACTTATTTCTTCAGGTGCTGGACCAGTTGTTCCTAATTGTTCTTCCTCCTGCTCTTTTAATACTTTCTTTATAATACTATTGAGCTTCGAATCTGTTAATTTTATCACTTTTCTCATGTTGTAATTATTTTAATTATTATTATTAATTTCTGTATTTGTAATCTTTTTTAAATTTTCAATCAGTTCTTCAATAGTATATCCGCTTTTCAATAATATAGGAATTGATTTCTCAAATTTTTTTTTCCAATGTTCCGTAACTAATGCAGGAACTTTTGAATCGGTTTCTTTTACATACATAACATAATATAAATATATGTATTGTAAAAAAAAAACTCCCGATGATCGGGAGTTTAAATTATTCTATTTCTATGTATCTTTCTTTGATTTTTTTCTTATCTTTTGGTATCACAATTTCAAGAATACCATTTTCCAGTTTACTTGTAATTTCATTTTCATTACAATCGCTTGGTAATGAATATTCTTTTTTAAAGGAATTTGTAAAATAGAAAGTTTGATTATCGGTTTCTTTTTTCTCATGTGTGATCGACATAACCGAATCAGTAATAGAAATTTTAACATCATCTTTAGATAGACCTGGAACAGCTAACTGTACACGATAGTCGTCATCATTTGTCACAATATTCGACTTTCTGTACGCTCTTTCGATATAACTGGGTCTTTCAAAAAAAACATCCAACCAGTCTGATAATGGATCATTCCATAGTTTTTCATCAATTGGGTTCTTCCATAATTTTAATCCGTTTTTCATTGTTTTATCCTCCTATAATTTTATTTTTAATTTATTTTTTACCCAAATTATACAAAATATTTACCAAAAGATTAAAAATAACATTTTGTCATTATTTATACATATGAAATGACATTTTGGCAACATTTGTAAATCTCAAAAATTTGTATTATATTTGTATCATAAACTAAAAACTTAAAACGATGGATAAATTTCTTACTGGTCTGTTAGTCTCTCTTGGAGTAATGAGTATTGTTGGTATTATTGCAGTGTTGGGAGGAACAATCGTATGGCTTATATGGCCTGTTGCGGTTCCAGCGGCATTTCCTGGATTAGTCGCATCAGGAGTTATTGCCGCTAAATTAACATGGGGTCAATCCGTATGTTTAACTTGGCTCTTCGGATTACTCATTAAATCAACTCAAACAAATAACAATAAATCAAATTAAAAATTTTTATCATGTTACTTATTGAAATAATTCTAACCATATTCGCTTGGCGTAAAGGTTGGAGATGGGCAGCACTGCTTCTAACGGCAATTGCTTTATTAGTTGGATTATTTATGGGTTTTGGTATCGGGGCATCTGGCGGTGATATTAATGGCGCTATGGGTATGGGTATAATTTTGGACATACTTGCTGTTATAGCATTAATCATTATGATTGTTGTGGGACCAAAATCGAACAATAAAATTGAAGAAACAAAAATTGATAACGAACAAAAATAAGATATGCCTGTAGATTTTTATGAAGATCCGATAAAAGATAGTCAGAAGAAAAAAACTGGCTCATCAACGCCCATACTTGATAATTTTTCACGAGACTTAACAAAGTTAGCTGAAGAAGGGAAGATCGACCCAATAATTGGACGAGAGAAAGAGGTTAAAAGAATTTCTCAAATCTTATCTCGAAAAAAGAAGAATAACGTTGTTATTGTTGGCGATCCTGGCGTAGGTAAAACTGCATTGATTGAGAAATTAGCTTTATTAATTAATAAAGGTGAATGCCCAAGTAATCTTTTGGATAAAAGGATAGTGTCATTAGATTTAACATCTCTTGTCGCAGGAACCAAATATCGTGGGCAATTTGAAGAAAGAATTAAAGGAATTCTTACCGAGCTTCAAGATAATAGAGATGTTATTGTCTTTATCGATGAATTACATACATTAGTTGGCGCTGGTAATGCAAGCGGATCAATGGATGCTTCCAATATTTTTAAGCCCGCTCTTGCTCGTGGTGAGATACAATGTATTGGATCAACTACTTTCGATGACTTTAAGAAATATATTGAAAAAGATGGCGCATTGGTCAGACGATTTCAAAAAATAATCTTAAAAGAACCGACAATGGCCGAAACTGTTGAAATTCTTCATACATTAAAAAAATCATATGAAGA